GCGGACCTCCGGTGGGCGAACCTCCGGTGGGCGAACCTCTCGGGGGCGAACCTCTCGGGGGCGGACCTCTCGGGGGCGCGAGGCATCCGCTACGCCCTAGCGTCATGGGATGGCCACGGGGAATGCGGGCGCATGCTCTCCGCTGTGGAGATTGCCGGAGAGGTACGGTTTTTCTGCGGGTGCTTTGCTGGCACCGCTGAAGAGCTGCAATCGTATATTGATGCGGGGAAGCCGGAGTTGCGGGCGAGCCGCCAAAGGGTTTTTGACTTTGTGCGGGGGTGTATGGAATTGGAAAGGGGGATCGCATGAGCGCACTTAAAAAAGACACATGGGTACGTTTCCTGCCCGCCTTTGCCGACGAGGGTGATGATGAGATTGGATTCATTACCACTGACGACGAGAGCAAGGGGCGCGTGACAGTAATGGCCTGCCTTGGCTGGCCGATTAACCCAACGCAAGTAGTGGATGCATCGTGGCTTGTCATGGACGAAAGTTGGGGTGGGATGAGCCTGCCCCCTTGCCATATTGACAGCCCGCAACATCAGGCTTGGCTTGCCCGTGTTGCTGCATTGGAAGCTGATGGACTAGACACTACTGACGCGCAAAGCGTTGCGGATGTTGAATTTGAAAGGGGGGCGCAATGAACCGCCAACGCTTGTCCATCCCTCGCCATGATGCAGCTTGGCTCGTGGCCATCGCCTTGTCCCTGCTCTGCCTAGCCTTTGCGCTTGGAGTCAAGCTGGGAGAGAAGCAGGAGCGCGCAAAGCACGCGCCTTGCTGGTCATGCCATGCAATCAAGAACAACGAACAACGATAAGACACCATGAAAGATCCGCAAATCCTGCCCTTCACGCTTGGCGCGCTTGTCATCATGCCGCTAGTCGCTGCCTTGTGCCAAGTAATCCGCCACTTGCCCGAAATCATAAACCACATCCTAGACATACCATGAAACCCATCATAACCACAAAACGCAACTCCCATGCAATTTATGCCAGGCGTCCATCGCTTACCGTTATGCACACAATCACGGCGAACGGCTCCACCGTGAGCGCAGGGCACTACCGAGCTGGGAGCGATCCCGGCATCAAGTCTTACCCATATATGGCGATGCCCTACCCGATGCAGAGCATACCAATCTCCCGGCAAGCTCTGGCCATGCTGCTGCGCGATGCCAGGCGGCACGCACGCACGGTTTAAGAGTCCAATGCGCACAAGAGGCTGCCTTGGCTTGGAACGGTGGCCGTGTAAAATTTACAGCTTGCCAAGCAAACCTTAACAATATACAAGAAAAGAGTATTTATGACACAAGAAGAACAGTTCGCCGCACTCGTCGGCATCGTAGCACAAGAGTATGGAGTCGAGGAACGCCTAGTGCTTTCCAAGGTACGCACCCAGGCATTTACCGTGCCTCGAAACATCGTTGCGGCCATCTGGAGCAACGCCAACACGTTGCAAGACACCGCAACACGCATTGGATGGGGAAGCCCCCAGCATGTGATCTACGCACGCAAGAGGGTAGAACGGCTTTACGCCACCAGGCCAGCGCATGAGTGGCGCATGGACTCCATCGTCAACCAGGTGCAAGAGGTCATGCCTTGGCTGGTCGCGGCAATGCCTGATCGTGATTAAACCATAAGAGAATCATATCCATGAAATCCCAAATTATCCATGTATTCGTAGAGGATGCTGATGGGCAAGAGGTGGTGGTCGAGGGTCGCTACGTTCCGGCTGAGCGTGGTTCCCGTGGTCGCTTTGGCGAGCAACTTGAGCCTGATTACGGCGAGCAAATCGACGTTATTTCGGCACAGTACGGGAACGGTAGCCCTGCGGAATTGTGCAGCACCATGCTTTGCGATGCCATCATCAAGATAAGAAAAGAGGCGGAACCTTGCGACCCGCCTGATGATTGGTAAAAAACCTGCATTTTGTTATCGACAACCCACAAGACAACACGTAAATAGACACCCGTATGACTGACACAGACACCACACAAACGACACAACTCACCATTGCTGACGCCGAAACAAAGGCGTTTGAACTGGTGCAACGGCAAGCTAAGATGCTTGCATCATCCACGCTAGTCCCCAAGGACTTTCAAAACAATATGGCAAACTGCGCCATTGCCATCAACGTGGCAAAACGTACGCGCCTTGACCCGCTTATGGTTTGCCAGAACCTGGCGATCATCCACGGCAGACCAAGCTGGAGTGCAACCGCGCTGATTGGCATGGTGAATAGCTGCGGACGCTACACCCCGCTGCGGTTCGTGTTCGACAACGACGATGCACCTACTTCCTGCTACGCTGTTGCCACCGACAAGGAAAGCGGACAAGAGTTGAAGGGCGAGAAGATCACGCTGGAGATGGCCAAGCGTGAGGGCTGGAGCACCAAGAGCGGTAGCAAGTGGCTCACGATGCCAGGTCAAATGCTGCGCTACCGTGCTGCATCCTTCTGGAGCCGCGCATATGCCAGTGACATTTCGCTCGGATTCTACACTCAAGACGAGGTGCGTGACTTTGCACCGCAAGAGCGCAACGTGACCCCTGCAAGCAACCCGTTTGTGCAGCCAGCACCCGCGCCGGAGCCTGAGCCGGTAGTGGTGGAGGCGGAGGTGGTCGCGCCCGAACCGGAACTGGCAGAAGAACCTGCGCCAGCACCAGCTAAGAAGCGCACGCTGCAAGACCTGATCGAAGAAGCCCCAACCAAGTAAGACCATGCAACACCTACTCAACAAACTCACCAAGGGCATGGGCGCGGAATACTACGCGATCAAGGCAACACCGCAGAAGCTCCATGGTGCCGTGAGCAAGTCCCTGTTGTGGGATTTTTCGCGCTCGCCATTCAAGTGGTTCTACGGTGGCGCTAAGGAAACCACGGACAAGATGGCCTTCGGGTCGCTTGTCCATGCGTTGTGCCTTACGCCGGAACTGGTTGAAGCTCAATACGTTATGGCACCGTTCGACGACTTCCGCACCAAGGAGGCAAGAGCGTGGCGTGACGAGCAGGTGGATACCGGCAAGAGCGTGGTCAAGGAAACCGACTGGCACCGTGCCGAGGACATCAAGGAGGCGGTAATGGAATCGCAATATGTCTGGTCGCTTGGCGCGTGCTGCTACGAGGTGGCGGCGTTCGCGCAGATCGGCGGAACGGTTGTCTCGGGCATGGTGGACTTCCTGCCGCACAGTGGTGAGGCGTTGGTTGACCTCAAGACGACTAGCACCATTGGAGATGTCGGCAACCTGACAAAGCTGGTCATGAACATGGGCTACCACTGGCAAGCCGCGCTCTACCTCGACCTTGTGAACGCTTGTGGCGAGAAGCAATATGAGCATTTCGAGTTCCTGTTTGTGGAGGATCAAGCCCCGCATGAGATTGCGGTGGTGCGGTTGTCCCCCAGGTTCATCGAGCTGGGGCGCATTGGCTACATGAACGCGATTGCCAAGTGGCAAGAGGCTGTCAAGACGAAGCAGTTCAAGCCAGCAATCGACGTCGTTGTTGAAATCGAACCCCCTGCATGGGCATGAGTGCAAGAACCGCAGCCCTGTCCGTGCCGTCAGTAGTGGCAAAGCTCTACGGCATCACAGAGCAAGACATCGAGTGCAAGCGTGGAACGCCGCACGTTTGCAAGGCCAAGTGCGCGGCTGCGTGGTTGATGCGTGACATCGACCCCAGCCTGACGCTGGCGCAGATCGGCACCATCCTAGGCGGCAAGCACCACACCTGCATCATCGAGCGCATACGGCAAGCCGTGAACCTTCTGGTGCAAGACGAACAATTCCGCTCCGTTGTGGAGCAAGCAAGACAACAAGTAACCAACACAAAACAATGAGCAAAAAGCAGTATGATGTAGTCGCCACCGTTGGCGAATATACCGCAGCCAATGGCGTGGTGAAGAAACGCTACGTGACCTGTGGCGCGGTGTTTGAGAACGACAAGGGCAATCTGTCGCTCAAGCTGGAGTCAATCCCGGTCGGTCAAGAATGGACGGGCTGGCTGAGCCTGTTTGAACCCAAGCCGCGCGACGGCCAGCAACCAGCAGCAACGCCGAAGCAAGCGTATGCGCAGCAGAACCAAGCGCAGGATGGAATGGACGACGTGCCTTTCTAGACCTAAATAATATGCTTGTCATTACCATCTGACCTGCCACCATAGCCCAGCCATGAATGACTTTCCAATAATGACCGAACGCGATGCGCTCCGACACGGGTATGCATCGCTCACCCGTCCGTATGCAATCGACTCAAGCAACCGTGAGACGCGCGAGCGTGAGACGGAATGGTGGGATCGAATGTGCGACGACATGAAGGGGTGCAAGTGCGTTGTTGTGCAATACGCTCATGGCTGGGAGATGTGGCGGCACACTGATGAACTCGACATTGACCCAATCACCGGCAAGAAGATCACCGACTACCTCCCCAAAAAATGTCAGAAGAAACCACAAAGCAAGCCCTGAGAATCATCGCTGAGTTCATCCTTGCAATCAAAGCAACGCGCCAGAACCACCCGACATGGAAGGAACGCAACGCCGCTGAATACAAGCTGAACGATGTGATTAAGGAAGCCACACAATTCATCGACAAACACCTATAAAATCATGGCCTGGGAAAAAAGCATGTTCATTGGATGCAGCCACGGCGACCTGCTGTGTGACAAGGCTGCAAAGGTGGCGAAGCAATTCATGGCAGACTGGAAGCCCAAGCATAGAGTTCACCTAGGTGACTTGTATGACTTCCGCGCCCTGCGCCGTGGTGCTAGTCCCGAGGAAAAGATGGAGGGGCTGACGCACGACTACCAATGCGGCAACCTGCTGCTCGACTGGTACAAGCCGCAGATCCTCACGCTGGGAAACCATGACCATCGCGTCTGGCGTGCCGCTGGTGAGACAAGCAACGGTGTCATGGCTGACCTGCTGGCGACGATGGCATCCGACATGGAGGACGACTTCCGTAAGCGTGGAATCCAGTGGAAGCAATGGGGCGTGGATCAATACGCGGTGCTGCCTGTTGGTGGGCCGAAGTTGCTGCATGGCTACCGCTCCACCGTCAGTCCAGCCAAGGCGCACTTCGATGCCTACGGGGACAGCATCTGCGCCCACGTTCACAAGCCCGACACCTACCACGCTCGGCACATCGACGGGCAGAAGGCATACACCGTCGGCACGCTGGCTCGCATCAAGGACATGAGCTACGCCGATGGCTACACGGCAAAGCTGGGCTGGCGGCAATCGTTCCTTTACGGACTGCACAACACCAAGACCGGAGCATGGCAAGCCTGGCACGTTGTCAACGAGGACGGGCAATGGGTGTCACCGCACGGGATTCTCTGAACCACACACCACATGAAGAAAACGACAAACACCAATCCGTTGGCTGCGCTTGAAGCGTTGCTCAACGAGGAGGCGGCAAGGCAACTGCCGCGCCAGCCTGACGAGTTCACCGCGCACGACTACGCCAGCATGATGGCGGAACGTGGCGCACAACTGAGCTATCAACAAGCAGCACGCGCACTTAGCCGCATGGCAGACGAGGGCAAGCTGCACGTCCGCACCACAGTCTCCCCACCACACAATAGAACCACCAACCTGTATAGAATACCAACACCATGAAAACATCGCAAACGAACCGCATCCTGAACCACCTCAAGCAAGGCAAAAAGTTGACACCGCTGCAAGCATTGCAGAAGTTCGACTGCTTCCGCCTCGCCGCTCGCATCAACGAAATCCGCGCTGCTGGCAAGCGTATCAAAACTGATACGATCACCCGCAACGGAAAGAAGATCGCCCAATACTCACTTTCCTGACCTATGGACGAGAAACTAAACGGGGGCGCGTCCTTCACCATGCTGCTGACCTTGCTGTTTATCGGCTTCAAGATCGGTGGCGTCATCAACTGGAGCTGGCTGTGGGTGCTCGCGCCCATGTGGATTCCCACCTGCCTTGCCATCTTCATTTGTTTTCTCTTGCTGCTAATCTCCCTGTTCGCAGACTGACACCATGAAGTATCGAATCTACATAGATGGCGAGGAGGCTACCCCCGAAGCCTTGTTCACGCTGGCTGCTAAGGAATCCCCTCTACTTGGCCATGCGCAATGCCCCCTGAGCGCACAGCAGACCTTGGAGAACGCGGGTTATCGCGTTGACCTCGTTGTCCCTGCTCGCCACTATGTAGGTATCGACAATGGACTGTCCGGTGGCGTGGTCGTTCTCGGCCACCCGCACGGCGCGGTGCTTGGTAAGACCATCATGCCAACCCGCAAGCGTGACGGGAAGAATGAGGTGGACGTGATTGCCCTGCGGTCATGGCTACTCGGCATCCTTGGTGGCGATATGCTCTGCGCCAGGTTCTTCATCGAGGAGCCGGTTGGCAGCAAGTCCCTGAACGCCGCCAAGTCTATGGCTGCCAGCTTCCACGCCATCCGTGGTTTGCTGGCCGCTTACGGTGCTGATTGGACTCCAGTGAAGGCTAGAACATGGCAGAAACAGTTGTTTGGAAAGGACAAGGCTGACACCAAGGAGTTGTCCGTTTCCCTTGCCAAGTCGCTGTGGCCTGATGAGGAATGGCGCAAGACTGCACGTTGCACAACGGATCATGACGGCATGACAGACGCCGCGCTGATTGCACACTACGCATTGAATCACATTTGATACACACACATTATGAACGACTGCTACACAAACGAATACGCTACGCACCACGCTGGTTGCCAATGCCATGAGGACGCGTGGGAACGCCGCATTGAGGCTTGCATGATGCACCTCGGTGCGCTACAAGGGATGCTCACTGGCATCGCGCACTCGCTAGGTGACACGGGCAAGACGCATTGGGCTAATCATATCATAGAACGCCTTGCTGACCTTGACGACATCCACGGATCAACATGGAGGGATGCACCATGAGTGCCGGGAAGGGAGACATGCCGCGTCCTGTGGACATGGTAAAATATGGGGAGAATTATGAGCGCATTTTCGGACGAAAAACCAATCAACCGCAAAACATACAAGTTCCGCTACCACAAGCCAGCGAAACCACCGGAGGAGCAGAGCATCCAGCTACGGGTGAAGCTGCCACCGGCGATCCACAAGCGGGTGCATAAGCTGGCGGCAGGGCTAGGCGTATCGTTCAGCAAGGCAATCTGCATCTTGCTGGACACAGATGAGGCTAAGCAGATGGCACCACCCATTGCTGACACGTGGGTGGCCAAGGCGAAGCAGGAGGGCAAGTATTCATCATTCAATTTATTCGGCAGAAGCAAACGACATGGCAACGCTAAAAGGATTTCCAGAAAGGCTGAGGGGGACAAGCCCAAGTGAGTGCGAGGGGGAGGGGTGGCTACGGCACTTTGCCGACGCTCGCAACGTGCTGCTTGCTGGCGGCATTGCGGTGTTTGTAGGTGGCTGCGGCACAGGCAAGACGCGCATGGCTTACGAGCTTGCTAAGCTGCAACGTGAGCGAACGGTGTCGCACCTGGGTCTGACGAAAATTCAGCCCTGTATTTACGTCACGGCTGACCGCATGATGAACCTGCTGCGGCAGAACTTCGGTAGCGACAACGATGCAAAAAGCGAGGTTAACATACAGGATGAGCTGGCAAACTCCAGCCTGCTGGTCATCGACGAATTGGACAACGGCATCCGCACGGATTACGGGCAGCGTAAGCTGAAGTCCATTGTTGACGAGCGGTATCAACGGCGCATCCCGACGATCCTGATTACCAACCACGACCGCAACAAGCTGGCGGAACTGCTGCCGGAACCCGTGCGGGATCGCATACGGGAGTGCGGCAAAGGCTACTACTTCAACTGGCCTAGCTTCCGTGGGATGGCTACGGCTTCGTAAACTGGAAGTGCATGGCGTCCCTGCCGATGCTCCAGCCAAGGTTGATTGCCCCGCGCTTGGCGAAGGATTCCATTGCCTCGATGGGCATGTCCGCGCTCGTCGGCCATTGGGAACGCAGCCCATTGGTGTTCGGGGCTAGGTCAATGGCAGCTCCCCAAGCGTGTTTGGACTTCCGCGTGCCATCGCGCATGGGTCTATCGTTGTAGCACCCTCCAAATTGCGCCAGAATCCACGCTGCTGGGCCGGAAGCGATTTCCTCTAGACTGTCCAGCAAAGCGGTAGCGACGCGCTTGTGGCAGCGTATAGAGCGAACCACGCGCCCATCGTATTTTACCCCAATGTTGGTGACGGGTATTGACACTAGTTGACTTTCATCCCCGGGTCTGCCGTAGAAACGGATCATGCTGTCGTCGTCGGATGCTGGCCAAGGGCTAGCCTTGGGGATGAGCGCGAGCATGTGCTGGCGTAGTGCCTCGCGGGACATCGGCCCCCATTGCCCATCAGGTTTGGTGCCGATGCGCTCTTGCAGGGCTGCGATATGCTTCGCGTTCATGGCTTACTGGTTGCCGATGATGAGGGCGCGGCGGTAGGAGTAGTCGCTATGGAACTTCTGCCCTCTGCCGGATAGCGTTCCCTCCTTGAACTGATACACCTTATTGGGCAGCAGCGTCACGGTCGGAGGATCGAACAGGGCTGAGTTGTTCGCGCTTTCGAGCGAGTCTTTTCCCCAGCCGCTCAAGCCGCAGCTTGGCAGCAGGAGTAGCATCAGCAGCAAGACGGTCGATTTCATCTTCAATGGATTCTATTGCGGTTTCCTGTTGGTGTTGCACCCATGCGACATACGCGCCACATAGGGCCACGATTGCGTTGATTAGCGTCATAATGCGTGGTTTATGCGTCAGAAACCGTGGTTTGCGTCAGATAAAACATCCATTATGGATGGCTTATCAGTCCTTCTTAAAGGTATTGATGATGCCGATGGCGGCAAGACCAGCGGCAACGATGGAGTCGGCTTGATCTGGTGCGAGCTTCACGCCGAAAGCGGTGGCAATGGCAATGAGTCCGCGCCAAGTGGACTCGCTCTTGAGGTAGGTCAGGATGGTTTTCATGGGGTCAATGACTGCAAATTGAGGTCGTATGATAGCCACGGCGGGTCAATCCGTCAAGTGGGTCAGAACTTGATGCAGTTAATGCGCAGGGTGCCGCTGGCTGGGTTAAGCGTGCCGCCTGTGTTGTTGACAATCTGGACGGCAACAGTGTCGGTAGCTGTGACAATTGGGAAAAAGTGCCAGCCAACCGCTGACACACTGGACAACCCCACAAATACCGGGTCTCCAACCGCGACACCAGGCATCGAGATATTGGAAACTATGTGCCCTTGGGTATTGTTCAGGCTGGGAAGGTCAACCGTGGTGGTCGCGGTGATGAACTTGGTAACGGTGGCACCACCACCCACAGTCAAGTTGGTGGGGTTTGCGTTGGTTGCTGTGACGGTGGTAGCCGCCAGCGTGGGGCTATTGACCGTTGTTGTCCCACCGTTGGCTGAGCCGATGTTGACATTGGTGGTTGATCCGGTCGCTCCACCAGTGGCAAGGTTGACAGTTTTTGTGGTCGAGCTTGCGGTGGCGTTGGCTGAGTAGTTGTGGGTGACTGCCGTTGTTGGTGTCCCGCCTACGTTGAGCGTGGTTGCTGCGCCAAACGCATTGACCGTGGTGGAATCAGTGTTGAACACGTCCATGCTGGTGCTGCCAGTGACGGAGGTGGTGAACGTGGGGCTTTCCGTGGTGGGTGCGGCATCCACTAGCCGCTGTACATCGGTCAGCTTGCGGTTGATCTTCTCAATCGGCTGGCGCAGATCGGACGTCTTGGACAGCTTTTGCATAGCGTGCTGCTACTTCTTGCGAAGCAGGTTGTATAGCGTGATGCAGCCAATGATAAGCCCCACGAATCCAGTGGCAATACGCAAGCCAAGCTCTAGGTTCTGCATGAAGCTCACACCGAACGCGCCTCCTGACGCTACCATGCCGGTGAATCCGTTGCGTAGTGTGTAGAAGTAGTCGTTCACTGGTCTTTCATTGCTCATTGTTGCACCCTAGCTTGTTATGGTTGTGGTTTCCACAACTGATTCGATGGCAGCGATATAGGGCTATTACGCATTGCGAAGTGAGGCTAAATCATTACGCGGCAAAGGTCAAGTTAGACGGGGAAGGTGGGCTTGGGTTGCAACGCGGCGTATTCCTCGGCTGTGATTTCGCTGCCTCCGTTGGCAAGGGCGTAGTCAATAAGCTGCTCAAACTCTGGAGGTGAGTATTCGTGAGGACACAAGCCAAGCGATGTAATGCCTTCGGGCCAAGGCTGTTCGGCCTTTGCGTTTGGCAAGCCAAGCATTTGCATCACTTGCAAGCGAAGCGCATCGAACAAAGCAGATGGTGCGGTGAAAAATCTCATGTCAGTAGATGCCCCATTTGCGGTTCAAATAAAGTTCCACGTTCTCGCGTTCGGTGTCAGAGAGAGCAGTTGGGAATACGAGGATTTCGGCGATGTCGCCGTTTAAACATTGAGTTGGAACGCCTGTATATGATGCGCCAATGCACTTGCGTTCGCTAGAATCACCACTGTATGCCGCTCCGCCCACAACCACAGATGCACCGTTTGTGCGCAGAGTGGTTGATGAACCATTGTATTCAGACTGCATCAAGACGAATGATGATGCGGAAACGCCAGATGATACATAGGTGTTTGTGTATGTTCCCCAAGCATTGACACCAACAGAACTGGCAAAAATCATGCCACTTGCAGCCGCGCCTGCATCCGACGAGCCAAAAACGGTTTCCCAATTTGTGCTGCCTCCTTTTGCAACAATAAACGTCGTGTGATTTCCTCCGTTGATTGCGAGAGGGTGATTCAAATAATCATTCACCCCATCAAACCGCACAACGTCATTGCTATTCTGGACTGCTGCCTTTCTAAGCGGTTGCGACACACCAGTCGCTTGCGTTGCGTGTCGATCATTGCCGCTCTTGTCTCGCCATGACGAGATAGGCTCATCTGCTGCGGCAAGCGACGCTCCGTTGTAAAGCGTGGACGCATCAGCCGCATCAAGCCATAAGGCAGGTGCGTATCTCAGCGGTGTGAATCCAGAAAGCCCACGCCCTAAGTGATTTGACAACGAGTAAAACATATCAAGAACTCCAACGTGACTGCATATTGCTATGCGTGTGAATACGCGAGGATACTAGGCTAGAAACTCCCATTTCGTCCACCTTCAAAAGCTCATCGGTCAGCTTCTCTTGCGCCTCCTGCTCGGCAAGTGCCGCCTTCTCCTGCTGCCCTTCACCGCGAAGCCAATCGGAATACACACCGTGCGCAATATACTCAAACCACTCATCCGGCAGCAGCAGCGTGGTGCCGCTTGTTCCGTCACCGTAAGTCACGTCGAACTGCTTCTTGTAGGTCACGAACGCGCTCGTCGAGTTCAGTGAACCCTGCACCAGATTGGCACCGTTGCCGTCCACCCAGAAGTCGAACTCCTGCGCTGACGCCGATACATACGGCTGCGTCCTGTGGATGCGCAAGAATTGATCCACGCTGTCCAGCCCCACCTCGTCCCACGGCACGTAGCCACTAGTCACCGCCCTTTCCTCGCCAACGCCCAACCACCTCGGCCAATAGTTGCTCGCCCGAAACGCACGCTTGGCGCGGCTATTCACCATCGCCTTGATCTTAAACAACTCACGGGCGGCAAACTCCACGCCAGCTAGTGCCTGGATCAGCGGCAGCAGGTCGGTGGTGTAGTTCTTTGTCTGCATCGCCGGTAGCGTAGAACAATCAACGGGTTATGTCAACGCAGCTCCCTGTGGTGAATCTGGGCGCGGCAGGCCGATGTCCCACCGATTCCGGTCACAAGCAGGGTCAGCGTCCCCATGTCACGCACAGCCCCAGCCGCGTTCAGCGTAATAGGGTAGCGGTTCTTCACATTGCGCTCGATGGACGTCTTAGCTTGCACGGATGCAGCACAGAACCCGCTGGCGAAAACGATTGCTGGATCGCCGGACAGCGTTTGGGCGGCGGCGTATTCAAACGCGCTGTAAGTTGAGTTGACGGGGTTGTATGTCGGCGTGGTCAACGCTTGCCCAAGGCACAGCTCCCAATACACGGGTTGGCTACCAGTGACCAGAACCTCGATGTCCTCCAGCACGAACTCCACGCGGTTGGTAATGCTGTTGAACGTGGTCTTGGGGCGCATGGACAGAAGGTGCGTCCTCGCCCCGCTAGCTGCCGTCACGCTCCCCGTGCAGGTGAAGTCATAACCAGCAATCTGCTCCTGCCCACCACGGGACAACACGCAGGAACACACAAAGCGCATAGACCCGCTTGCGCTTGCACCAGTAGCGCGGATGCCAGCCGCAATCGGCAGGTTGGCGGTCTGGATATACGGAGCGGCAACGCGGTTGGCGTGCAGGAACTCATGGCACCACACCACCTCGCCGTCCAGGTCAAATCCGCACCGGACGCGCCCAACATACAACGCTTGGATGTCCACCACGAAAATCTGCGTCTTGGTTGGGTCAAGCGTCAACCCGCTTGGGCCATTGCCGTCCAGCTTGTCGAGAACCCAATCGTCTGCCAGCTTTTCCTGATCGCCATTGCCACTGTCAGAGCGGATGATGAACTTGCTACCAGCACGGGTGCCGTCAGTGGCAAACTCCACCGCGTTTCCTGACGTGCCATAACGCCAGAACGCCTCACAGTTGCTCGTCAACGCGTGTGCCGCGCCAGTGATGAACACTTCCTGCGCCCTACCCGCCTGGTAGCGGTAGTGGCTATACGACTGCATGTAGGTTTCCGAGCCCTCGGCAGCAGCGGTCAACGTAATGGTAGCGCAACGGTTCGTGGCGTCATGCGTAATGCCACCATTTGCGCTAACGATCTGCTCGTAAATCAGCGGTTGCAGGTCATACGTCAACTGCCCGTCAGCAACGAAAGCGGGGGGCGCAACACGATGGTTCCCGAAAGCGTCTAGGAACTCATCACGGAAACCAACCTCAAGTTGGTTCAGCGGGGTGTAACTCATACGATGTGCCAGTTGGAACCGTCGCACACCAACGTCACGGATTCATGTTGCGTGGTCAGCGTGGTGTCGCCCCCACCGTCAATCGTCTCGGTACCATCAGCAGAAATCACAATGTCACCACCAACGGCGTTGCCGATCTTCTTCACGCTCACCGTGAACCCGGAACCAGCAGTAGCAGCAGCAGGTAACGCAATGTCAATCTGCCCCTCGGCGGCAACGTCATCAGCAAGCACCAAGCCCTGCGCCGAAACGGTATATGTTGCGGCATCCGCCGTGAAGATGTCAGTGGTGAAATCCGCAGACGTCAAACCAAGCGCGTCAATAATGGCCTGACGGTCTGCCGCCTCATACGACCCCTCCGTCATGAGCATGACAGCTTGGTCGGACGAACGGGCATCCGTGAAGATACGCCCCCACGGGATCACTTTGATTTGAGCCATGTGCGGAGTGTAGCAAATTACGCACAGTTGGCAAGTGCCTCACAGCTTGTTGCTGGCCATCGTCGGCTCAAGCCTCTGGAAGTCCTTTACAAACTGCCGATCATTCCAGCACTCCACCCCATACTTCTGCACCATCTGCATGTATTCGCGCTGTGGAATCTCGGCCAAATGCCGCAGGGTATCCCCGCGCCTAGTGCCACGGTCACGATAAGCCTTGGCAACCTGCGCTGCATCGCGCTCACGGTACTTTTGCAGCGAGTCTAGGAACTGCCTGCCGCTGCATAGCTCTTTAATCAGGGCGTCCGTCAACGCCTCCTCGGAAAACTTGTCGATATTCATAGTCGTTGTGTGTGTCTTTTATCGGAAAAAGGGGTGGCAGGTTTTTACCCCACCACCCCTCATGCATCCGCTCTAGTGGATTAGAAGTTGCCGGGGTCAATGACACCAACAACAACGATCACTTTACCAGCGGTAAGGTCGCCGGTAGTGCCGTTCCACTCAGCCAGAATCGGGGTAGCCGTAGCCGTGATACCAACGGGTTTCCAGCCAGCCAGGTAAGTGCTGTTGCCAGCACCCTGCACACAAGCGTCACCGCTGTTGCACACCGGCGTGCCACCGTCAGCATCCCAAGCGTCGATGAACTCATCGGGGTCGCCAGCGGTCGTGCCAACGTCCAGCGTAATGTCGGAAGCACCTGCAAGGGCTGTTTCCTCATACGCATAGGCGAAGGCAACAGCACCACCTGCGGGAACAGTCCCGATGGTGGCTTGCGCCGATGAACCCGTGTGGGCTTTGATTTCTGCAACATCAGCCACATACACGTAGGTGCGGATGGCGGATTCGTTGTTAACAAGTTTGTAAGCACTCATGTTCTAGTATTGTCTCTATTGTTTCTTGTGAGGGGTGAAGCCCCCCACGCGGTTAAGCGCAGGGGGCATTACGATTAGTAGGCAATCTTGCCATGAGCCAGCGGCGACTTACACGCGAGGGTAAGCGCAGCATCGACGAAACCACGCTCGCCACCACCTTGGTTCTCAAGGCGTTGGTCGCCCATCGGGATGAGCGAGGCAACACTGAGGTACTTCGGATCGAGGATGTAGCCCACGTTGGTCGAACCAGTCGGCATACAGGCGGGGTTGCCGTTGACAATCTTGACAACGCCGAAGTCACTGTCGAACAGGGACACGCTCAGCGTGACCTTGCGCGAGGCAGCATCCTCGTTGACGTTGTAGGAGGTCGTCCGCGACGTACCTTCGATGCGGGTGAAGTTGGCAATCACCTTGCGGAGTGCCACGTTTGCAACGAGGGTCAGGTTGCCCATCTCTCCGGTCTGACCGAAGATCGAACCAAGTGCCGTGTTGAGGGTGGCATCGGTAAGGGTAGCCGTGAGGATCGAAGCACTCGGGGTGCGGTAATCGGACGGCACATCGCTGGGGCCAGCGGAGTCGATCCAGTCACCAAGACCACGGAGCTTGTAGGGGTTCACGCCATCCTCAGCCTGACGGTCATTCGCGGAGCAAAGCGCAAACTCGATGTCGCGCTTCAGTTCGCTCATGGCCTTCGCCTTGGCTTGTGCAACATTGGCTGGGCCAACGCTGGAAACCGCTTCTTGCAGTTTCGACACAAGGTAGGGCTTGCGGAAGATTTGAATGTAGTTGCCCAAACGCGCACGGCTGGCGAACTTGTCGTCGAACGAGGTGACGTCCGCAGACTCGTTGACACCGTTGGCAGAAGGAGCGTCCAGCTTGTCCACAGTCCATTCATGGAAGGTGGAGGTGGCCTTGGCCTTCGCACACAGCGACAGCACGGGGGTTTGCTCGGGGGCAAGGATGGTCAGCATCGAGGAAAGATCCTCGCGGTTGCCAACGGCGGTTCCTTGGGTGGTAGTGGCGGTAGGCGCACTCGGTTGGTAGGTAGTTGAAATAGGCATTGTCTTGGTTGGTTAATGGTTACTTGTAGCGTTGTGCAACAACCCAATCTTGCGGGTCGCCGCTTTCTTCAAACCGCTTCATCGCTTCCTGATACTTGGACGCCTGGGAGGTTTTCTTCTGGACTGCATTGGAACCTACGGGTGACGCGGCTGGCTTCAGCTTCACGTTTTTACCCGCTCCTTGCGGAACAGACTTTGGCTTCCCAAACTTGGAGTTAGCGGCATGAGCAAGCAGATACTCGATTTGACAACCAATCTCAGGGAGTTGTTTCTTGAGCTTTGCTACTAGGGGGTCTGCCAACAGTTGAGCGTATGCCTTGCCAACGGGTGATTCCTCATCGTTGATTTCCGGCACTTCCTTCTTGGCCTCTGCCACCCAATGCTTTTCCGCCTCAGTGAAGGACGCTAGCTTTTGCAGGTGCGCTGCTTGGGCTGGCAAGAACTTCGTGATGGCTTCGCGTGCGTTGCGGTTGGCCAGTCGCAGTTGGCGTTTCGTGAACTCCTGATTGCCGACGGTGATTACATCCTCGGCTCCGTAGTCCTCGTATTCCTCCAGCAACTTGTCCGTGGCTTCCAGCGTGTTCTCAAACTCCTTATACTTGGCTTGGACGGAATCTGCCGTATCCAGGTTGGCAAAGGGGTTCTGCTCCTGCGGGATTTCACGAACACCTGACTTCGATTCAATCTCGGCAAGTTTGGCTTCTGCGGCCTTGTTCTTCGCGGTCAGTTCCCCGATCCGTTCCAACAGGCGGCTTTTGCCCTTCTTGGCCAAGTCCTGAATCTGCTCAGGCGATAGGCTCAACAGGTCAATCTCAGAACTGGATTCCTTGGTTTCCTCCTCCTCGTCGGTTTCCTCGGCATCCTCTGTGGATTCCTCGGTAGCCTCCTCGGTTTCGGTTTCCTCGGTTTCCTCCTCGGCTTGCGCTTCGGCTTGTTCCTCGGTTTGCTCCTCCGTTTTTGACTCTCCTTGCAGCAGGGCGAGAAGCCCTTCCTGACTTAGATTGTCCGACTCACTGATTTGCCCCTCAGCGTTAGGGTCTTGTGTTGCTTGCATAGTCTAGTTCACCAGTTAACGCCTTGGCGGTGGCGAGGACTATACCTAAGCAAATCGCTAATCATTAGTCAAGTGCCTCACTTACTGAGGATTGCAAACGCGCCACAAAACAGAATTGCCGCCAGCAGGTTTCCCCACTGACGGCAATGACTGACCACACAAAACGCGGGAAACGACACCCGCGCCAGTGAATCTACTAATCCTTAGCTCACGTGTCAAGAATCGCCAGCAACTCGTCGAGCGCGGCAATACTACCGGCAACCTTCATCACATCGTTGGCGTTCTCCGCTTGGCGGAAGTCCGCAAAGAACTGCTCGCGGCATTGGCGAATGAAGCCGATAATGACCTTGTATTCGTCACGGTCGGCAAGCGTCTGGATCGACGCGTCAAGTTGGGGCTTCGGTATCATGGCAAGGCAAAGTAACTAGGGCGGTGTTACTATGCAAGCGCAAAGTTACGTGGACATTCCCTGGGTCGTCACCTCGCCAACCTGCGCTGGAGCCGTGCCGATTCGACCAGTAACCGCGTTCTGCTGCTGCTGGATCGTGAATTGATACTGCTGCGCATACTGCCCAAGCCGCTTGGCAAACGCCTCGTCCTGCTGCAAACGCTGGGCAATGTCAGGCTGCGATGCATATTGCTGCACAAGCTGCATGGCAAACTGCGCGCCGTTCGGACGGGCGGGAACCTCGATGCCAGAGAAGATCTTGGAAAGGTCGTCGGTAACGTCCTTGAGCATCTTGTCCTGCGCAGCCTCCACGGGTTGCAACACGTAATCGGCCATGAAAGGATTGATCTGTGCCGACATCAATTCCAGCAACTTGTCGGCGTCAATGCGACCGTTGCGGTCAAGCTGCATCAGGGTTGCCATGTTCTTCATCTGCTGCTCGACGTTCTCGGGGTCTGTCTCGCGGGTGTCGAAGGACACTGTGATGCTGAAATTGTCGTCAGGATCGCCCTTGGACATCACCTGCGGGTCAGGCGTTCCGGTCACTTGGAAGAACACCTCATCCGGCCCCATGCGCTGAAACAGCTTGAACGCCAGTCCAAGCACGTCACGCACATGGTCAAGGAACTTGTTCACAACGAACTGCTGGCGCACAGCACTAAGCGGGTTTGCCATGTTCAAGCCAACGGCATTGTTGGCTTGCTCGATCATCTGCATTTCCAGCCGCTCGGAACCTGGGTCAAACGGCGGAACAGGGCCGAAGGCGAACTCGCCCAAGCGACGATACGGCACGCGGCGTCCCGGCCCCCAATCTCCCGGTGGGCGTCCAGCGGGGTGCATCAGTGGCGGCAGGGTGGCCAAACTGCTACGGTCAATACGGGAGTCGCGCTCCGTCTTAACCTGCGCCTGTGAACCACGGAGGATGTCGGCAAAGTTCTGCGTTTCGTAGAGCCGCTTCTGGTCATTGCTCAGGCGGGTGACGACAAACGGGTAATCGTCATAGCCGTTCATCAGCTCATGCTTGGCATAGCCGTCAGCATCGGGGTGGAACACGGTGCAGTAAATGCCCTCGCTTCCATCCTCCTCGTCGATTAGGCGTTGGTAGGCATAAACCACCATCACCAAGTCACCGGCATCCTCAAACGGCAAGCGGTCGCTACGGCGTTCCTTCTGCGCGTCGAACAACATGGCATCCTTACCACGCAACTTCTCTATGGCGTTGTACACCCACTGACTGTCCCAACCTTCGTTGGTCACTTTCTTTTCGAGTTCTTGCGCGGTAAGGAAATCACGGTAGAACACATACGGTGAACGCTGCGGGTCGCTAACGTAGCTAGGGAAGAACACATCGCTATCAGGCGAACACGCTTGCACAATCGGGCAATCCACGCTCAGGCGCGGAACCAGCACCTCGGCCATGCCGCTTTGCCGCAAGTCCTTGATCGCCTTGCGAATCCTTCCCTTGTTCATTGATGGATATGCTTGGCCAATAATGTCCATTGCGCCAGCGTCATCGCCAGCAACGATCATATCCACAAGCTGCGGCATTACCTCCTGCAACTGTTCCAGCGTAGCCGTCTGCTTGAACGTGCGTTGCTCCTTCTTCCAGCCCACGTAGGAAATCATCAAGCCCTTCTCAAGCAGGTAGTTGGCACCCAGCTCCATCTGCGCCTTGAAGTTCGGGATGTAACTCTTGCGCATCCACTTGAGGAACAGGGAAACAATCGACGCCTTGCCAAGCGAGGTGTGGTTCGTCGGGAACGCCTTGATGTGGCTACGGTCTAGTGCTTGCTCCAGCAACGCAACGTAGGTGTCGATACGCTCGCCAACCACGTTGACCTCCATATCGGAAGCACCATCCCACGGGAAGGCGTTTGCACCATGCTTGCGCAGGTCGCTCGTCTTACCTGGCCATTGGTTGCGCCGATCCTCATACGCGCGGAAGCAGGTATCAAAGTATTCCTCCAAGTCCGTCATGCAGCCCTTGTAGGCATCTTGCAGGGCAGACACGTTCGGTTCCGATGAAGCATAGATCATGGCTTCATCTTGTTCTTCCTCGTAGGTCATGGTTCGTATTTATAGTATTCATCCAGCTCCCCGTCAATCCTTTGAACCTCAACGACTTTGTTGTGCAGGCGGTTCACAAAGCGATTGGGGACACGAACCTTGATCTGTGTGCCGTCCTCCAGGGTGGCTTTTTTCCAAATGGGGTTGGGAAACGTGCCGATGATACGCGCCGAAACAATGTGCTTTTGCGACACTTTCTCGCTATTATACGACACATCGGATGGGGTTTTTACATACGGTGGCGGTTGCGCCTTGGTTAGTGCGGTTTTCTTCTTGGCTGGCATATTAGTATCCTCCGGTTCCGGTTCGTGTGGTTTTCAGTTTCTTTGGGTCAACGTGGTCAATGTCGTGAATTGCGGCGTAGCGAAGCACATCGAGCGGGTCTTTCCACGCCTCTTTCAGCCCTTCGGTTCCTGTGTATTCCGATAATGCGTCAACGATGTTCTGGCACTCATCGACCACGTAGAAGTGCGGTCGGTTCAGGCTGTCCATCGGCTTGGTTGTATCCCAACTCATCTTGGAAATCAAGGCTTGGATGCCGTCCTCGATGTCCAGACCTGGGGCTGGAACGCACACAATGTCGTTCTCAGCCAAGTCCTCAATGATGCTACTGCTGCCGTCCTGTGCCTGATACTTGGCTGCACCAAGGCGCGGGTCAATGATGCGCTCGTATATTTCCTCGTCGCCTTCCAGCTCGCGAATCAGGTTCACGTAGTCCTTGATGCCGTAGCCCAGCCCTTTGGCTCCCCCTCCCGGCATCCACTTGCCCCCGCGCCACTCCGCCCACGCGCCGATGGTTGTGTCGGGCCATTCCCGATAAACGTAATACGTGCCGCTGGCGTCCACGGCAATCCACGCCATGAACCAGTTCTTGCTGCCGGCAGGGTCGATGATGTGGTAGCGGGTAACGCCATCCTTGGGAAGCTGCGTCTCTGGTATGACGTTGACCTCCTTGTTGAACTTCGGGAACTTGGTGGCTTGCGACTTGACCGGCACCCCGTAGGCGCGAATCAGGATCTTCTCGCGTGGCTCGTTCTTGAGGTCGTTGGCTAGACGGTCGTATCCGCTCCACGGGTTATCCTTAGTGTGGAGGTAATGTATTGAAGCGTTGCGCTTTGTGCTGAGTTGCACATACGGAACTAGTTCACCGTTAAGGAGTTCTGCCTGTCGCGTCTCGATTGTCTTGGCACGTTCAAGGTAGTCCTTAATCACCTCCGTCCAGCCGTCAATGGGAGTGAACGTCACCAGCATCTTCGCGTTGCGGGTCGCCAACCGGAAGCGCAGGGTGCCAATCAGGTCGTCACCAAGTAGATACTCGTCCAGCCACACCCCGATGTTGTGCCACGTTGGTTCCTTGCTGCCCAGCTCTGCGCCTTCGATGATGGTCGGGTTGTTCTGGTATTGGGAATACGTCTTGAAAATGATCTGGCTCTTGTTCGGTAGGATCAGGCTATTGTCCGTGAACCCGTTCTTGAGCGTGTAGGAGATGTAGGTGTTCGTGCTGGTGTGCTTCTTGCGGTATTCCTTGGGTAGCCACTTCCACACCTCACTCTGCTGCTGGCGCACGCTCACCTCTGCCGTCTGCGCAAAGCACATGATGGTGGCGTTCGGGTTTTCTACCGCCGCCTTCACCACGAAGTAAGCTCCCAGGTTCGTCTTGGATGCGCGGTTGCCACCCAAACACAGGCACTCATCCCGCCCTGCCAGCATCTGCTCCTCGCACTTGCCCCATTGCTCTAGCTTGTGGCCGTAGCGGAACGGGTCGTCGATGGAGTTGAAGATGGCCTGTTCACGGCTGGCGTGAACCTGCAACAACTCCTCTGGAGTCATGGCTGCAATCTCGTCGTCTGACGGGACAGCTAGGATTGGATGTGTCGTCCACTTCATTCCTTGACCTCCACAGCATCAATGACTTGCGTGTGTTGCCGTTGTGCCACACGCGCCTTCACCTCGGCAATCAAAGCGGCAGCGTCCTCGATGGAAATGCCAGCCTTCTTGTCAAGATCGTTGCCAGTAATGCCAGCCAGCGCAGCCGCCTTGTCCTGCATGATACCAACCGTGGTGGCAAGGTGGTCAGGTCGCACCTGAGCCAACTGCTCGGGATCGTCGTATAATTGTTCAGCTTTCTTGAACAGTAAATCAGTGTATTCCTGCGCCGCAATAGCGTAGCGCATCGAGAACTCCTTGCGCTTGCTGTCCAGCGTGTCCTTATGATCCCACGACAGGCGGCGTAGCGTCTCATGCCCCACGCCGGTAATCTGGCGCACCTTGGTGAAGCTCGCCCCCTGAGCCAGCAACCACATGGCTTTTGCAGCTACATCGGGCTGCGTGCGCTCTAGGCAGTTCGGGGCCAGCGATGAGGCGCGTTCCTGTATGTCAGCCATGAAACGCTGCATGGCGTCCTTGCTGTCAATCGTGGCCAGTTCTGTGGTGTCGTCCATCACGCGGATGGTGGCGGGTTTGCCGGGGCTTGGCAAGCCTATTTTACGGCTTGCTTGAGTTGCTTGAGTTGGTAGTCAACCTTGGCATCTATGACGCCCTTCTTGACCAGCTCACGGCGGAAGCCATCTGGGTCGGTATGGTTTTGCATGTCCTCAAAGATTGCCTTCGCGCGGTCGCCGCCAGTCACCGGCATCCTCATGTAAAGTTGCTGGTCTGGATTCAGCTTGAGCAGTCTTGCGCGTTCCTGCCCCTTGATGATTTCCTTCATGGACATTGCCGTGATTGGATCATCCTTGGCCATTTCCTTCAACAACCTTGTTTGCTCACGCAACGGTTTGCCCATGAAGTCGCGCTCATACACGTCTGAAATGGACAGCTTCGCTTCTTGCGGCAGGTCTGACACCAATCCCTTACGCGCGTTGCGGATATGCTGCGAGCCAATCTTGGCATCTGACAACTGATCTTGGATCATGTCCTCACTCCACTTCCAGACACGGGCATCCTTGACGTGTAGCGCAAGGTTCTCTTGCAGTTTCCGATATGACGTGTTGAGTTCGTTATACCGAGACTGGAACTCCTCTGGGGTAATCTTTCCATCCTCCAACTTGTGCCGTATGCTTCTCATCTGGCTGCTGATTCCGGTCATGGATTCCTGGATCGACTTCACCTTGAACTGGAATCCAGTCTGAAAACTCTCGGTATTCACGCGCACGCCGAACTGCCGCATGGCTGTGGTTTCCGGTGTTTGCGTTCTGGCGCGTTCGACCTCTCGGATGATGCCAGGTTTGAACGCCTCGCCCATCGACCCCATCACCCGCTCCTTGAGATTGTCCCACTGATCTGGACTATAACTAATCTTATCGCCGGTTTGGAAGTTGATGTTGTTTGCAGCTTGCATGTAGGCACGCATAGCAAACGATCCCTCACCGCCAAGGTCGTTGACCATAGCCTTTACGAAATTTGCACCGGCCTCCACCGGAGTTTCTCCGCGCATGGCTGCGTCAACATAGCTTCCAAGCTGGGCGTGAGGCATCAAATAACTGGCGTTAGCAGAATATACAGTGTCGCCGTCGTGACCTTTGGTAAGCACGGATGCTGCTGTCGTATCCCATTCCTTCGCCCCAGTCCTGCGCCACGCTTGTTCCTCCTCCTCGCTCATTCCACCCTGCGTCCGGTTCCATCCCTTGATCGCACCAGACGCACCTGCGTGCATAGATGCCAGCCCAACCAGCATACGGTTGCCGTGATTCTGCAACTTGTTTGCATCGACCGGAACACCCAAACGCTTGCTCATTTCATCGGCGTATCTACCGCTAATCATCGCGTCCGCAATGCGTACATGGTTGAACTGGTTGCGCATCAACTCCATCGAGAACGATGCAAACTGGGAAAACGGTATGCCGTGAGATGACAGCGTTTTTAGCCCAGAATTGAGACGCGAGAAGTTCGGGTAAATGTCGTTGATGATGCGTGCAGACTCCTCCTCCAACTTTGCAACGTCAGCAGTAGGAGCCGCCTTTGACAAAACCCGCATCATGTTTTCGTGCGCCACGATGCGCAGGCTGGTGTCGAAACCAGAATACACCTTGCCGAACGGGGCGAGAATTGCCCTAACGCCAGTGGATAATGGGCCAGCACCAGCCGCCAATGCCTTCATATAGTCATTGGCAGCAAGCGACTGGTCAACATAACCAAGCTCCATATATCGCTTATTGCGCATGATGGTTTGGACGTTCGCATCCGTTGTGAACTTGCGCAAAACGGGGATCATGGCGGAAACCTCTGACCTTGCCATAGACGAAAGCCCAGCCATTACCCCCTTGCCAAGCCCAATGGTCGGGACGAAAAGAGAGTTCAACAATCCAGCCACGTTCCCGTAAGCCTGAACCGCATATGAAGGTGGGTTCCACAGTACTTTCGATCCCTTTGCCAAACCAACAGTGGCATGATAAATGTCGTTAGCAATTCGGGCACCCGCGTTTGGCAGTCTGCCAGTTGCTTGCATCCCGTATAGCTCGGATACCGCACCAAGTGTGTCCTTGTGGACAAATAGTGTTTGTCCAGCAGCCTTCTCTGGTGTAGCACGCAGCTTGAGCGGCACCCAGTTTCCGACCGCAACATCTGCTGCCGCTTCCTCGGCAGTCTTGGCCAATCCACGCGAGCGTAGCGATTCCGTGATTTTAGCGTCTGCCTCGGCGTATTCAATGAGTTTCGACAGCTTGGTTTGTGTGGCCGCCAGTTTTTCACCAGGGTTCCTATATTCTCCAAGGTAGTCACGCACCTCTCTCGGCAAGTCCGTCCTGCGCTTCAATACGCCAGAGTTGGACGAGTGAACCGCGCTGATTGTGTCAGCAGCATTTCCAGCCCGACGCTCGTTCAACTCTAAAAGATACTTCTCTGCTGATGTTCGCGTCATACCCTCCTTGGATACGCGCTCACGGTATTGGTCGATTTGATATGGCAGAGGCTTGAACCTACGCTTATACGCCGCAACCTTAGCCTCGACATCCGCAGGAGACGGTGGCTGCATCAGCGATTGCACCGCCTTGTCAAACATGCGTTTGTCTGGCTTGAATGTTGGATCTTCAAAGAACCGATACGTGCGAGATAGGTAATCGCCTTGGTATAGGCTTTTCTCGATCATCTCGCGCGTGGATTTGTCCAGCACCCGCTCGCCACTGTGGTGCGCGTCAAGCAACCGCTGCTGCAACGATGCAATCTCGTTGCGACTTTGGATGAAATCTGGCGCAACCTTTTGCAACCGCTCAGGCAGATTGGGATTCACGCCAGAAACAAAGTCCCACATCTGCGCCTCGTCTTCTGGCGATAGCTTTGCCTTCTTGAACGCACGGTCAATCTTCGCGCCCATAACATCCGCCGCTTGTGCCGCAGCCGAAGTCCTATTCTGGGCGTTGATGGCTGCAAGGGTGGCGTCCTCTCCGATCAACTGTGAAGGAGCGAGAGTCGCCTGTGCTTTGCGGGTAAGCCTGTCAACGAATGTCTTGCTATCACGCGGTGCGGTCAACTCGCTTGGCAAGTCCTCAGTGGCGCGGTTGATAAGGCCCACAACGTCTGGGTCGCCACGGTCAACCATACGCTCAACAACCGCTTCAGGTTGGTCGAGTTTCTTCGCTAACCTAGCCTCGTATGATTTGCGCAGCTTTTGTCCGGTGGCCCCAAGACCAGTACCAATGGCGGCACCAAGTCCCGACGCCTTGAGGAAGTCCGACATGCGGAACTCGTTGCCGTCCTCCATGCTTTGAAACGTATATGCCGTGCCACCAGCAGCAGCACCAACTACCCCGTGCCGAATTACCGGCGTGCGCAAGCCAACCTTGCTGATCTTTTGCAACATTTGCGGCCCCACCTTTAGCTCGCTACCAGGCACCAGGTTAATCAAACCGTCACCAATAGCGCGCCAGTGAGACACATCCTTGCGCCCCTCGACAACCTTTTGCGTGAATAGGCTGGCACCATATCCAGAACCAACCCCACCCAACACGTAGCCAACTCCAGCACCAACAGGCGTACCGGCTGGCCCAGCAACTGCCGTTCCAATCGCGCCACCAGCAGCAGTAGCCCCATACTTGCCGCTTTCCTCCAGCGCAATTTGCACGGGGATACCAGCAACAACGCGAGAACCGCTTGGTTCGTCCGCCTGTTTCTTGAGGTATTTAATGTAGGCATCCGTGTCTTTGCGTGCAGCCTTTTCCTCGTCGGTCATCTGCTCGACGGGCTTGAGATACATTGCCTCGACCTGCTCTGGAGGCAAGCCAGACGGCAGTAGCCACTTGGCATCGGCCACACCGCGCTGTTCAAGCACGGCAAACTTTTCCTCGCGCTCACGTTGTGCCAGTTGGTTTTGCGCCCCTTCGATTTGCAACTTGCGGATACCTGCCAGCTTTGATCGTTCGGTCAACAAGTCTGCTTGCTTCTTTGCTTCCTCCTGCGCCGGAGCATTAAGCACCTGTGCTGTCTGCTCCCTGCCAATCTCGGTGGTGACAGATGGCGGTGCCTCCTGCTTCGGCGCGCGCTTTACGTAGCTGTCCAGAACGGCGGCGTAGCCAACGTCCTGCGCATCGTTTGCCATAGCATCCAAGTCGGGCAACTCCGTGCGTAGTGCTGCAAAGATTTTATCATCGGAGTATTTCTTCCGAAGCTCCGAAAGTTTTGCGGCGTCCAACATGGCTATATTATTTCAGCGAAGCGCGTATCTCGTCAAGCACATTGCCAGAGGGTGCGTTTTGCAGTTCCAGCATATCTTGGACAAAACCGTCCATGTCTTGCTCCCCACCCATCATGCTATCCTGGCGCAACACCTTCTTGGCTTTTGCCAACATATATGCTCCCCTAATGTCCCCGCTTTCAAACAACTTGTTAACCTCGTTGAGAGCGTTGATCCTGGCCTCCGCATTTTTCTCGGCAACAGTAGCTTCATCTCCACCCTTGTCGATCACCCTAAACTCGTGGGTTGCGGTGTTGATTTGACCGGACTTGACGCCAAATTTCTTCAACTCCTGAGGTGTGGCGTCTCGCCATTCGTTCGTCTTGCTTGGCGTGTAGCCGAAGCGTGGCGTCTTGGGCACCGCCACCGGAGTGGCTGGTGGTGTCGCTCCTTGACGCAGAATCGCCGCACCGATGTCTTGCAACACACCAAGCGATGGTGACACCGATCCGGTCGCCAAACTGCGCAATGCGCTTTGCACGCTTTCAGTTTCATCCTGCGCCACCTGCGGTTGGATGTTTTTCCCAAGTTGTTTTGTCAGCGGGTCTTCGTCGAACTGAGCCTCATTGAATCCGTCTGGTTGCCGAACCATCAAGTCGGCGGCTGGGATTAGTCCAGAGGGCGTCACAGCCATCATCACTGCTCCCCCCATGCCATCAGGAACATCAACGAACTTGAGGTTCTTTCCCCAGCCACCACTACCCGCAGCATTATCCTTTGCCGCTTGCAGTTTCGCCCACTCAAGGTCAAGCATGCTGTCAGCCCTGCGCTCTTGCTGGCCGGTAAGCGCAACGTCCAATGAACGCTGGATGCTCTGGGCCAGATCAAAACGGTCGTTCAACGAGGCGTTGTCGTCGGTCATGCCAAGCAACGCATCCTCCACCACCGGAGCTAGATGCGGCAATGACTTCTTGATGGCGTTCGCGGTCTGGATCGTCGTCTTGACGAAGCTGTCCTTCTCGTTGCGCATCTTGAGAACCTCACCGATGTCCTTCCCAATGTTGGAAAGGGTCTGCCCCTGTATGGCCCCAGCACGCTCAAAGCCGCTAAAGTCTGCCATCATCAACCGTGGGTCGATGCTGTCACCAAGTCGTCCTCCTTGTCCGTATGGCATATTATTGAATCATTGAGTAGTCCACGGCAAGGTAGCCGCCAATCTCCGTCACGGCTTCCGGCATGGATGCTTGCACCTCCTGCGCCATCACACCGCGATACTTCTGGTTGTCACCGATGTAGTTGTAGGAGTAGATGCCGAAGCCTTGCTTGCTGGTTCCCACGCGCTTAATGTTCTCCTTGAGGCGAACGTCAGACGACATGAACCCTCCAAACGCGGAACCCAACCCACCCATGATACCAGCACCCCAGCTTGCCTTGGCAGAAGCACCTGCCGCGCTCGCTTGTGTCTGGTTCGCACGTTGAGCCATGCCGACGTTGACGCCAACATCCGGGTTAATCATCTGCGGCGTTGCGCTACCAATCGCTCCCAAGCCCATCTGCACCTGCTGCAACCCAGCGTTGTAGGTCTGCGGGATGTTGGAAAGCAGGTTGAAACCTGGGGTGGTGTAGAAGTCCTGCGCCATGCCGAAAGCGTTGTTACGCGCACCAGCAGCCTCCTGCCGCTTTTGCGCCAGCACGTTCTCGCGGTTCAGAACTTCGCCGGCAATCGAGCCGCGACTGTCCAGCATCCCGCGAGCGGCGAACGATTCCCTCGCGCCCTGCTCTGCCATGCGCTGTTCTTGCGGCGTAAGTCCTTGAGCGGATTGTGTCGCCCTAGCCGCCTCTGCTTTGGCTGCATCCACCTGCGCCTGTGATTCCGGTGACAGGGTTTGTGCGAACTGGCGGAAGGCGGGGGCTTGCCCAAGCATGGACTGCAACTCTTGTTGCCGTGCCTCAAGGATGTTCTGCCCTGCGGACTGCTGCGCCATTTGCCCAAGGCCGAACAAACCCATCTGATCGCCGTTACCACGAAGGAACGTATTGACGTCAGCAAGGTTAAGCCCAAGGAACTCGGGGCGGTACTGCCGTTCCGCAGCCAACACGTCTGGCAATGCTTTCTTGTATCCCGATACATATTTCCCGATGTCTCCTTGGATGTCCACCTTGGGAACCTTTGGAGTCTTTGGTCTGGAGAGGATGCCGCCCATTACAGTAGTTGGTAGAATTTCTGGATGTCCTTGACTCTCACACGGTTGTCGCCACGGAACGCCCGAACATAAGCAATTTTCTGAACTAATGCAACCATCTGGTGCATGGCGTCCTTCGGGATGCCAGCGTGCAGCACGATGAAGATGCAATCGGCGTCCTCGCGCGCGGTTGGTTCGGTAGGTTGGTCGCTTTTACAGAAGTAGCCCATGACGAAAGTTGTTGGTGTTGAGACTACAAGCCCATGCTCCAGAAGCCACGCGAAATCCTCACCAAAGTTGCCACCGTGTTTGGCGTAAAGCTGGCGAGCGGTTTCATACGGCGCGTTCATTAGTAGCCAAGTGCCGTCCAGAAGATTGACCGAGAGGAACCCGCGCTGTTTCGGATCAGGATGGCAGCAGCACTAGTGATTGTTGCGGACGTGTTCTGGCTTTCCTCTGCGGTTGAGTTGTAGGAAACCTGCACGTTCAGGCAGCTTGTCGGGAACGCCGTGCCGAAGGTGACGGTTTGGTTGGAGTTAGCGGAAATGGTCACAGTTCCGAACTTCATGATGAAACCGTTTGGGAAGGTCACGCTTTCCTCACCGGCATAGGCGGTCGGCGTCATCTGCGCTGCGGGTGCTGCATCGGCATACGCCTTAACGCTTTGCTGCGTGGGGATGGCGGTTGCGCTATTGCTCGTCATGTCATCCTCGTCGAGAATGGACACCTCGGCGGGTGCGCCTGTGCTGCCGCTCACGTTTCCAATCACCCGCATGTTGGCGATCTGCCGCAGCTTGGGGAAGGTTACGCCATCCGTGGTGCTGGTGGCATCTGCAATCTTGGCGGTAGTAACCGCAGACGCTCCCAGCTTGCCAGCAGTAACGCCAGAATCCTTGATCTGCAAGCGACCGCTACCGTTCACCTCAAGCGAGCTGTCGTCCGTCGTGCCGCTCGCGCCAGACACGAACGCCGCGCTATCCACCAACGAGTGCAGCTTCGTCGTGGTGACGGAACCCAGGTTGGTGAACGTCTGTCCTTTGGAAAGAATGGCCATGGCTTAGTATTGGGTAATGCTGTTTCGGTTCGTGATGCTGCCTTCCAGCACAACTGATGTAATCTTGGGTCGCCCAACGGACACCGATCCTACGACTTTCGCGCGGATTGTCAACGACCCGTATAGACCACGCGGGTTTCCAAGGCGGAACCGGAAGTTGCCAGACTCATCGGACGGCAACTGCCCCGGCAAGCCCTCGGCGGTCGGCAACTGCGATGCCACGTCCGTCACAGTGTATGAGTCAGTATCGGGGCTTTCCGACGAGAATAGGAAATCTACGTCAGTGGCGTAGTCCTGCGAGGACTCCATGTGAACCTGAGCGTAGGCGAACTTCTTGCGATCCATCTGGTTGAACGAGTAACCACGGGTGGTCAACTCGTAGTCGATGCCAGCCGCGCTGGACGATCCCGTGACGTTTGTAGAGTAGTTGTCCTGCGCCTCCTCGTTCGCGTCTGCCAAGTGCAAGCCGCCCTCGGTGTTGATGATGTAAAGGTTGTTGCGCTCGCCGCCACGGGCAATGGCAAAGTCCAGCACGTTGAAGTCCGTGCCGTAGGTGTCGATGCTTTCCCAGCCCTTGTTGAGCATGTTGAACACCAGAACTGTGTTGTTGCCTGTGGCGTCGTCAGCATCACGGCTGGAATCCAGCGGCAACGCCAAGTAGTAGCGGTTATTGAAGTATGTCCCCACCGCATTGCCAGCCAGCGTCTTGTTGATCCGGTCGATATACGGCTGGATGTTCTTCGACAACGGTTCCTCGATGCCGCGCAGGTTGTATTCGTCGATGAACGACAAGCCATACACCCCGTTGTCCGACAGGAAAAATACGTTGTTGCCCTGTGAGACAATCGACCTACGGGCAAGGCAACCCACCTCTCGGGTCAGCTCACGAACAACCGTATCCGCCAGCGAACCCTGCGTTCCGCTAATCATGTGGATGCTATTGCGGTTCATCACCAGCATGTTGTCGTTGTAGAACGGGTGCATCGCCACCAGACTGTCGGCAATGCCAGCAGTAATGCGGAACTGCGAGTCAATCGTGTCGAAAGTATTGGAATCGAGGATGTCACTGGCGCAAACCTCGTCGCGCAAGTCACGATCCGCGTAGGTTGGTGATGCTGCCGTCCCCGCTGGTTGGTAAAAGTAGGGACACCACAGGCGGCGTTGGAAATACACACCCCATGCCGGTGCTGGCATGTGGATAAACCCGCCCCCCTGCGTGAACCTGCCGCCAAACTCGATGTATTCCGCCGCGCTACCCGTGCCATACGTCAAGTCTGCCACAGGAGCCGTCGCATAAATGTCCGTCGATGTGGCCGAAGTCACCAAAAGTCGCTGGCCCTCCAACGCTTCCAGTAGCGGAACGTCAGTCGCGCGAATTGTGATGTAGTCACCAGCCACAATCGTCGTGTTGCCGGCCATAGTCAGACGCAGCGACCCGCCTGACACCCCGTAAGCGTTGCCAGCAATGCGAAAATTCTGCGGTTGGGTGTATGCGCCACCTGGGACTAGCGTGAAACCAGCAGCCGTCATGGTTCCGGTGTTCGCCGTGTAGGTTTCGTCGCCACTTCCGCTGGCAATCACGTAGGTGAACGTGTCCGCGCTCGGTGTTCCCGTTACAGTGTGCGTGCCGTTGGGGTCTGCCGTGGTCGGAGTGGCAGAAAAGCCGACATTTGCCACCGTAATCACGTCACCAGTGGTCAATCCGTGGTTTTTCAGCGTCAAAGTCACTACTCCGGTGCCGCTAACGTAGCTACCAGCCTCCACCGAGCGGCCTTGCGGGATGTATTCCCACGTACGCGCACCATCTCGGAACAGGTAAATGCGGTCAAACGCCTGTATCATGTCCACTTGCCCCGTCAAACTGGAACCCGTGGGGTATGGAAGCGACGTGGTGGTGTAGGTATCAAGCGGAACCAGCTTCGCCTCGTTCGGTGTTGCCAGAATCACGCTCTCTTGCAGGTCGTCAGACGGGTCAGACCACACGCAAGCACCGTAAATCGCGCTCGTAGCACCGTTGTCGATGAGCGTTTGGATGATTCCATACGTCGCGTCAACCGACAAGGCTGGGTTATCCGCGCCGGTGTTGGCAAAACTCAGGCTATCGGCGTCCACGTAGCTCATCAAATACGATCCCGGTGCCACTCCGGTCAACGGTTGCGTCGTCACGTTCGGGTCGCCCACCGTAATGTAGGCTGGCAGGTCGCCACTGTCGATCCCGTGCGGTGCCGCAAAGTTCATAGTCACCACGTTCGACGTCCTAGACGCAGACGCAATCGTGATGGGACTGTTGATTACGATAAACGGAACCAGCAATGGGTTCTCGCTATTCGACAACGCACCGCTTTTCAGCGTGATTCCACGCCTCGGTTGCCAGAACCCATCCATGCGCCCGTTCCTGCTCAACACCACCTCACCAGGTTTCAACTGGTGCGGCTTCTCGCGTTGGTTCATGCCGATGAAACCAGTGTCACCGTCTTGAACTGGTTGGTCATCGAGCGAACCGTATGAACGGTAGCGCGGCATGGGTTACAGATCGTATGCAATGCAGGTTCCGCTCGTCACTTCCAGCGCGGTAATGACGCCGCCGAAGCCTGTTCCAGTAAGGTGGGTGATGCTTTCCAGAGCAGCCGCGTTGGTCAGGTTGCCTTCGACGTTGGCAAATACGCAGTCGGTGACGCATTGAACCCAGCGGTAGTTTTTGCCGGTCTGTGCGCCCTCGCCAGAGTTGAGAACATGGCCACCATTGCAGCCGTGCAGGTTGTAGTCGGTAGAACTCATTGGTGTAGGTAGGTTGCAACAACGCAACGGCAACCACGCCATGCGTTACGAGCATTTAACACGTTCTCAACCGCTATGTCAACTAAGCCCACCGTCTCCCTCGCCAACCCCATTGTGGCTGGTTAATGCAGCATCGGACGCATTGTGTCCAGATTTGAATTTGTTGGCACCGCCATGTGGCATAACGTGCAACCCACCGGACACCAGATCGCGTATTTGCTCGTCCGATGATACCCTATGCTCCTCAGCCCACGGTTGCCAGCCAGCGTCCAGCTTTCGTTGCAGGTTCGCCAATGCCCTCCAAGCAACATGCACCCACTCCTCGTCAACAAGGTGGCGCATCAGGGCGTCAAGCTCGTCCGCGCTCTTGGATTTGTCCCAATGCAGCGGCGTGCCGGGGTGGTGCTGCTCGTTCCCGCGCCATGACAGGTGACTTACGGCTGCGAGCGCAGACGGGAAGTATGCCATCAGGCCGCTATACATCGGGTGCCGCTTACGTGCTTGTGCGTCGGTTGGTAGGTGTGTGGACATAAGATTGCAGTTTTCGTTATCATGTGTAGATCAGGTGCGGAAGTTTATGCGCAACTTGTAAGCCATCCTCACAACATGGCAAGCACAAACTTCACCGCAGCAATCCCGCCTCGCGCAGCCTCCACGCCATGCCGTCAACAAGCCAGCCAACAGGATACGCAATATGCTCGTCCCACGAATCCTCAACGCCAGACCACTTAGCCTTGAACCTGGTTCGCAAACCCCATGACCACGCCACATGCACGGCCTCATGCGCAATCAACCCATACGACACATGCCCAGCAACCATGCCCAGAACACATGCATAACGCTTGTCGCACCACATCTCCGTGCCATTCATGAGCGAACAATGCCATACGCAACCCTCGCACGGCCCTGTCCCGTCAGCATACCGGAACGCCACACCAAACCGTAGCAAGTCCATTAACGTCTTGAAAACCAATACCTTACACATCAAATGGCTACCCTCGGCACACGGCAGTTCACCCTCATACGCCAGGTCACCGCAACCGTCCATCCGCTTCCAGCTACCACTAGGCAATGCTCGCTTGTTCAACCGGACGGAATACTTGGGTGGTGTCATGCCGTCCATGTTTGAAATACTACCCGAATTGTCAACTCTTAGTTGATTGTTGGCGGATGGTTTAAACACGCATCATGGATGGATTACCGCTCGGTAACAATGTTGGCGTTATCGTGCGTCATGGCGTGGATGTTCCCGTTCGGTGTTCATGCGCGAGTTGGATTTGGAGTTGCGAGTTGGATTTATAATTTGCCACAAGTGGTGTTTCGTGTCATACACTGTGCGGCCCTGCATCTCCGCAGTTGTCCGGGATTACCGGATAACTGTCACGGCTAAACACTGGAGAACCGTCATCGTCCATGTAGGGGTAGTGTCGCAGACACGACGATGCCCGTTGCCGCAGGTGCGAAGATAGGCGAGGCGTTTTCTTCGGGTCGAGCATGTCCCGCAGCAGGTCACGGGACAGGCGCAGGGCGCGGTATTGTTCGGATCTGATGCTCATGGTAAAAACTTTGGTGCCGCGGAAACCGCCCGTGCCGCAGGACAAATGACACGGCGTTTGATTCTAGTTGAATCAACTTGTTGTTCACGCCACGGCATCCAATGTGTAGCGGTGAAGTAACCAAAACCGTCAAACCACCCCAGATTATATCGGCAGTAAAACGCCCCGCATTGATCTCCGTTTGGTTTTCGCGCAACGATGTATGTCCCATCCTTCGGCGCGGTTTCGATTGGTTGCCAATTATGGTCTTGATTGCTCATGGCTCTAAGGATTGGTGTCGTTTCCGCATGACGGGCTTCCTTGGCAAGGGTCGTATATCTGCGTGTTCTCCAAGGTATCCCGTATCTGTTTCGCAATTCGTGCCAAAACGGGCCTATGTAGTGGCATGCCTTTCAGCATTTGTTTCTCAAGATCGCCCAAATATGTCAGCGCGTCGGAGATAACAATAGATTGATTGCTGCACACGTCTGACCACTGATCGCAAGCCTCGTTGAGGTTGTCAATTTCGCCCCATGCTGCTTTTAGAGCATCGTGCAATTCTAGCGTGGTGCAGGTAAAGTTTTGGTTTTTTGAATCATTCATTGTCATCATCTCCTTCCACATCGGATTTTTCCAAAGAAATTTCCGCGATCATGCCGATTTTCATAAGCGTCGTCGTTTGAGTTTGTGAGTTTCTCACTCGGTCGCGGATCGAAAGCAGCCCAGCCTTCATGCGTTCATTTTCGTTTTGGAGATTGTATTCTGCGTGGATCTGCTGTAAGTGGATATCTCGCCAGTATTCGTTAGCACGTCCGATTTCGGCGCGGATGTAGTCTTGCCACCATCCCACATCGCCTCCTCCGAAGTCGCTCAAAAGTCCAGCGTCATAATCAGATGGAGAACAAGCCGCATCACGCAACCCGCTGGGCGCGTCTGTTGGTGGATCAGTCTTCATTGGTTTGCGGGTGCGTGTGCTTTACGTTCGGCTTACAATTTTCGCAGAGATACGAGTCCGCGCCCCGCGAGCGATAGAGCAGGTCGCCGCAATAGATGCACTTGCCGCAAGGTTCCTCTGCATCTTCCGGCATCACGTCGTAGAACACAGGCGGTGCAGGCCATTGATGCGCGGTCGGGTCGATGATTTCACCTTCCGGCGTGACGCACCACCAATGCGGTCGGAAGTCAATCCCGATCATGGCGTGCCCACGCACGCGGCGGAGTTGCGGGAACGCCTCCACCATCGCGGTAGTTGCCTCCGCGCATTGGAGCTTCGCTGATTCCGGTGTCGGGTATCGCTCGGCAATCCAAGAGCCGAACAAGGCGTGCGAGGCAACGCCGATAGCGTCTTTGGCGATTTCGAGCTTCATTTCCGGCGTGCCTCCACATCATCGTTCGCTTGGTTTCCTTCCACGGCGGCGAGGGCTTCACGAACCTGGTCGGCGTTGAGGCCACAAGTCACCTCTCCGTTGATCGTGTCGTCGGTAAACCAATCCCTCGTTCTTAAACGCGCGAGGCATGATTCAAGCCTGTCGCGTTGAATACGTAATTCTTCCCGCCCACGCGCTAGTTGGTGTGCTAGGGCGCACATTTTATCATAGTTCTCCTTTATTGTGACTGCAATGCTTGTGCGATCTTCCAAAGCCTCCGCCAGCCTGTCCCGCTGCTCGGTAACGGCGGCAAGCTCAAGCAGCGCATCATCACGCTCCACGCGCATGTGCTTATAGTCCTCCGCAGCTGCCCATTCACGGCAGCAGGATTTGGTCAGTTCCTCTTTAGTGGTGGCAAGCTCGCGCTCAAGCTTGCGAGCGTGTTGCAACATGGTTTCGGCACGAGTGTATCCTGTGTCAAACACGCCCCTAAAATGATCTTCCCACACCTTGTCGGTCCTCGGCGTGTCACTCACCGCCTCCCGCTCATCTCGCACCCAATCGTCTCGGCCTTCGTTGTAGTTATCGTGGTATGGATCTCCCGTCTTGCACTCAGTGTCGTCAGTCATGAACCACAAATACACCACACACACAACCAGGCAAGCAGAAAATTAAAGTATTTGCGGACGTGCATACAGCACACCACCAATCTCTGCATATTCCATCCCGTCCTGTGTCGGCCCAGGGCAATCACACTCATCCCCGTAATCTAAGCCACAGATGCTACACTCATCACCAAACTCACCAGTATCCTCGTCGTAACCCATACATTCACAAGCAAAGCTCACACGCCACCAATACCCTAAGCGGCTTCACACAACCAGCACCCAGGTCAAACTCAGCTTGCATACACCCACACCACCACACCACCACCCACAACGCAAGCACAATCCTCAACCGTTGCAACTCCGCAAATAACCACCAAGCAACCCGCACTTTAGCCATTTTTAGTGGGATAGGGTTATGGATCATTATCAATCCGAGCGCGGCGATTAGCCCCCCTCCCCCCGTGCCCTCGCCTGACGTGGCTCGCTGCACAACCATGCGCCGCCAGACCTGCCGTGCTGTTCACCTGGTCACTGTTCAGATGAGCAAGCTGGACGATCTTGCACCAATTACAGAATGCCGAGTTGCGCTGTCGTTGGTAATCAGCGACTTACGGCGATTCTGGATTCCGCATTAGTGCCGTTGTAACAAGTACCGGCTAGCATCATCCATGTAATCCGCATTTATCCATGAGATACTGGCAACCGACGCAACCCGTAAGGAACGCGTACAAGATCACCACAAGATCACTTGTCTGGAATTACCGGACAACTGCGGCACGTGCGGTGCTCGATTTTTTCCAGCGAAACGGAATGGATTTCATAGGTGCACTCGCTTACGATTGCTCCGGTGGTGGTGTAGGGTTTTCGAGCGATGGGCTGAGCCGTTGCGGTGCTGGTTATGGGTCGCCATCTGCCGTTAGTAGTCATGTACTAGTCACTTGCTAGTCATGTGCTAGTGTATTGTCGTGCGGTAGTATGTACCGATTGACTCAGTAGTAATGCAATGGCTATCTGCTCTGTGCTTTGCAGGTGGAGATGCATGGCAACCGTAAATGCTCGCTAACTCGCATTTACTACTAGCGAGCGCGCTACGCTTATAGGCATGGTGCTGAAATGTTGTCAAGTGCCTGGTGGGTTGCGTTTGTAAGTTGCTGATTGTCATGGGATTGCGGATGCATGGACAATCTTTCTAACATGGACGATCTTTAACTTAGTACAGGCTAAGTTTGCTTTGGTGGCGGTGTTGCGCTATTTGTGCCTGTTGCATCGCGTGGTGAAATGCTTGGAAACACTGGAAAACAAGGTGTTTTTGCGTGAAATGTCGTGCGGCCTGGTGCTTTTTGCGGAGGTGGTGCCGGAAATGCGTGATAAATTGCGGGATTGGCATGAAACATCATGCTGATGTGGCGATTTGCCGAAAAAAAGCGCGATTGCAAGGTATTGCAAATCAGTGTGTTGCAACAAAGTGAAAAATAAATGAAAATAATGTTGCCATGCATGGGGGGCGTGGTGTAGCTTGCATCCATGACTGAAACAAGCATTACCAATTACACCGTCACATTCGATGACGGCATCACCAGGATGGAATCCCTGATGAAATGAACCCGAACCACCGAACCAAACACCGCCCCAAACTGGGGCAAACCCTGAATAATATGAAAAACGAACTAGACCCCGCCGCCCTGTATTGGGCATCATTCAACCGCTTCCAATTCCGCATGCCGGGGGAAGCTGTCACCGATTGCGCCGCCTCCGGTAGCGTAGACGTTGCCGTTGCCCTATGGGCACCCCGTATTGCCACACTCACCCGCGCCCTGTACGCCGACGATCCAGCGAACCCTTGGAACCCCACGCCGGAGAAGGTGCGGGAGGAACTGAGGGAAACGGGGGCATGGGATGAGGATGAGCTTGCTGACGATGCCGAGAACTGGAAACGGATTGTCTGGATTGCCGCCGGAAATATCGCGGATGAGGAAAGCCCGGATTGCTCGCCAGTGGTGGGGGAAGGAGGTGCACAATGAGCGCCCCGAACTACACACCCGGACCTTGGAACGTAACCGGAGACCTGGCCACCATTTCCGGCACCCGCCCGGGCGATCCGTACACGTTCACCGTGGCGGAAACGTGCGGCTATAAAGAGGAACGGGAAGCCAATGCTCGCCTGATCGCGGCAGCGCCCGAACTGCTGGAGGCTATCATAGAGCTTTCCCACTGGGCGGAAATGCAACCGGGGATGCCGCAAGGCACGTTTGAAATCGTCCGTGCCGCCATCGCCAAGGCGAAAGGGGGTGCACAATGAATCCCGACGAACTGAAAGCCGTATTGGCCACGCATGCCCTTTGGGTGCGCGGGGAAGGCGGGAAACGGGCGGACCTCTCGAGGGCGAACCTCTCGAGGGCGGACCTCTCGGGGGCGCACCTCTCGGGGGCGGACCTCCGGTGGGCGAACCTCCGGTGGGCGAACCTCTCGAGGGCGTACCTCTCGGGGGCGGACCTCTCGGGGGCGTACCTCTCGGGGGCGAACCTCCGGTGGGCGAACCTCACGGGGGCGAACCTCTCGGGGGCGGACCTCTCGGGGGCGGACCT